CTAATTTAGTAGCAGCATTAATACCGGCTACCCCGGCTCCAACGATTACTATTTTTTTACTCATGTTTATATCTTTTGAACTGTTAAATATACGAAAAAAAGATGTGGTCTCAAAAACTGAGGCCACATCTCTCTAAAATTTATCTCTTGCGAGCGACTAGGATATGAATCTAGTCTGTATGTTATTTATATTAATAAGTACCGGTTAATGTACCTGTTTGAACATCATCCCAGGTTTCTGGGAATGTCTCCCAATCTGCTCCCACATCGCCTACACCCCATTTTTCTGTTACTTTAGCCCATATTGTTTTAAAGTCATATTCAGTAACATCATTTTTATCAGCAAAATATACATCAATCATTTTGTTGTATTTGTTAATATCCTCTTTTGCTTGGCCTTCATCGCAAGTATACCAAATCCATTCTTTGATTACAGCTATTTTATCTTCTTTGGATACTGGTTTAGCTTTATTATCAGATCCTGCTTCATCTAATTGAGATTCGTCTGATGTTGGTTCAGTAGCAGCTGAGTCTCTTTCTAAAGATTGAATCATGGTTTTGGTTAATTGATCTGCTACATCTTCACCAAATCTTTCAACAATGTTATTTAAATCACGCATATCAAATATTCTACCACCAGCAGAAAAAGCTAATACATTTTCTAATTTAAAGTTTCTAAAACTTTGTTTAGCAGCAGCAGCATCATCTCCCGTTTCTTTTTTAGCTTTTATAAATTCATTTACATCATACCCACTCCATAAATTATTGTTTTGACGATAATTAGCTTGAGCATCTGTTTTAGCAGCTGTGCTTGGTTGGTATGCTTTAAGTGTTTTACTAAATGACATATGTCGTACAGCTCCATTTGCTTTTACAAAAGCAACCCCTATTCTACCATTATTTTCATAACGTTGTTTTACCTCTGGTGGGAGTGTTTCGTAGGTAAGATTTTCATTTAGTAGTCTTGAGTTTCTAGTCATTTTGTTTTCAACTAGAAAACGTTTTAAGTCAAAGTCTTGCATTTTATTTTCTTTTAATTTATCGAATGTTGTTGTTGTATTTCCAAAATAGGGATTATTATATAGATTACTTGATTGAGTTGGATTTGTAGATTGTGATGTTGTTGTGGAAGGATCAGCAGAAGTAGTTTTACTCTGTTTAAATTTGTCTTGAATTATGCCGTTTCTAACTGCTATTCGGTATAAACTATAAGCATTTGGATTTGAGTTTCGAAAGTCAATTGGTCTATTATGCTTAGATGCTTCTTGTTCTAAAGCGTCTTTGGTCCACTTTATATCATACTTTCGTTCTCCAAATTTGTTTTGAATAATATCTTTTCTAACTGCTGTTCTGTATGCTGCATAAGCATTTGGATTTAATTGAGAAAATTCACCTGCTGTATTGTATTTAGCAGCTTCCTGTTCTAGGGTATCTTTAGTCCATTTAACATTTTCTTCAAATTTATTTGGGATAATACCTTTGTTGACTGCTGCTCTGTATGCTACATAAGCATTTGGACTTGCTTTAGAAAATTCACCAGATGTATTATATTTGGTTGCTTCTTGTTCTAGTTTTTCAATAGTCCACTTAAAAGGTTCTTCAAATTTATTTGGGATAATACCTTTGTTGACTGCTTTTCTGTATGCTATATAAGCATTTGGATTTGCTTTTTGAAATTCACTTGGTTTGTTATATTTAGCTGCTTCTTGTTCTATAGCATCTTTAGTCCATTTAATATCTATTTCAAATTTGTTTTGAATTAAACCTTGGTCAACTGCTCTTCTATAAGCTCTATAGGCATTTCTGTTAGCTTTTTCAAATTCAAAAGCTTTAGTATATTTAGCAGCTTCTTTTTCTATAGCATCTACATCCCATTTATTATATTTTTTAGATATATTTGCTATGTCTTCTGGTTCTGATTCTGGTTCTATATCTTGAAATTTAGTTTTAACTATAGCTCCACCAGTTCTAGAAGGATTAGGAAAATTAAAATTTCCATTTCTAGTTAATTTCCCTTGTAAAACGTAATATGTTTTACCTTCTACATTAGCTGTATTCCCTGAAGATAATGAGTATTTTAATGCCGTTAATATTTGGGAAATTATAGATTCACCTCCTATATTTTTTACTGTTTTGTAAAATTCCTGTTTAAAATTAGATTTACTAACATGTTTTTCTAAATCATCATATATTCTTGCTGGGAGTAAAAGTTCACGACCATTAAGATGAAGTTTAGCTCCAAACTTTTTTAATACATCATATTGCTCAGGACTAAATTGATAGTCTGTAGCTATTTGGACAGCTTCATCTATTAATTGTGAATTACGAGTTAAGTGATTTTCATTTAATTCAGGGTCAATTTCATCCTCAAAGTTTTCATAATATGATTCCATTAAATCACGTGCATCCTGTTTATCTACTACAACATACCCATTAGGTGCTTCAAATTTTTTAATAAGTTCTACAGGATTTTTAATAAAATCTTTAAGTTCATCAACATCAATATAAGTATGAATAGTATCTTCAGTATCATCCCATTCAAACTTTCTTATTAAATTTGGATTTATCTCATCAATTTCCCATGTTAATAATATCTCAGAACTATCACTATAATCAATACCTGCATCTTCTAAGGAATATATAAGATTTCCCTGTTTATCAATGTTTATATTTTCTTTTAATAATATTGAGTTGCGAGTTAATTTATTTTCAATTAGAAAACGTTTTAAGTCAAAATTGTCCATGCAAATATTTTATAATAAATATTTACTCTTCCTCTTCCCCTTCAAACTGTTTAGCAATTATTGCATCATATGTTCTACTAGCAACAGTATGGTATTTGTGACAATCATTACATTGCATTTGGATACGTGGAGTACCAGCAGCAGAATAACGAGTTTGTGAATGTCTTAAATCAGTTGATCCACATTCAGGACAACATGTTTTTTCTCCTGTTTCTAAAGCACCATAATGTGTTTTATGTGGTACATAGTTTTTAATGTGATTATATACTTTTTCAAGTATAACAACATCATTTTTACAATATTCCACCATTGTGTTCATTGCGTCTTTATCGTTATCTAATACGATATTTCTCCACAAATCAAAACCACCGGTTTCAGATTTTTCTCCCACACCTAAGTATTTAGCAATATAATCTAAACGATTACTATTAAATCTAAATTTAGAACGAGAATGTTTTAATGTGTCGATAGTAGCATAAGTTGGAAAACATGAAATACCATGAAATAAACAACGTGTTCTGATCCAAGGTAAATCGAATCGATCCCCATTATGTCCTACTAATTCATGAGCTTCGTTAGCTACAACCATGAATTTTTCTAACATGGCCTTGTCATCTTGATTTTTATCCCATTGTAAAGAATATACTTTGTCTTCATCTGCCCATTTATAGCAAATACAGATAATAGCTCTTTCTTTAATAATATTGGTGTAGGGAATGTTCAGTTTGTATCCTGATTGCCAGAAAAATCCAACGTTCGGACTTGTTTCAATGTCGAAAAATAATCTTTTCTTTTTGTTCATAACGTAATGTTAAATTAGGGTTTAAATGTAATAAGGCTCCTTGCGGGAGCCAAATTTAACTTAATTCTTCTGGAGATAATGGAGGTGGAGCAGCTGCTTCTCCTTTAGCTGGTGTTAGATCTTGTTGAGCTAATTCTTCTGGTGATAGATTAGCGTGTACAGGGCCAAATTGAAGTAACTCCGATATAGCTTTAGTCGCTCTCTCACGTTCTTGAAGAGTAAGCATATCATATTTCATACCCGATACCTTAGCAATAAAATCTTCGGTATTCCATATTAAATTAAAATATTGTTTATTAGGTAATAGAATTTTAAATGTAGTTGGTTTTGGAGCAACCCATTCAATATCACTAACAAACAATCTATATTGCATTGATAATAGCTTCTCTAATGTTTGTCTTAACTCAGGGAAACGAGCCAACATTATATTCATAGGGGAGCTAGGATCACCTTGGTAGGCTTCAGTATCAGTTTTTTTCAAACGTTGACGTACACGCCCGCGAATAAAATCTTCTAGTTCTTTTTTTGTTTTAAATTCCATTATTTACCCATTTGTTTTAATATATTTTCCATTTGATAAAATTTACTAGCACCACCCATATCTGAGGCATCTTTAGTGGTTGTTTCTAATTTATGTTGAATATCAATTAAAATATTAAGTACAGTTTGTAATCCTTCTTCAACGTCTTGATCTTGATCTCTACCAAAGTCAATCATTGTTTCAATTTTTTTTAATGTACCACCTATAAGAGCAATATCGTGACTCAATTCTTCGCCTTGTACTTCATTCATCATTGAATCAATAGCTGTTACTTTTTCTTCACCATCTAAATATCCATAAGCGCTTTGTAAATAATCGTATGCTTTAATTATTTTAGCTTGCCACCAATGTGGAAAATCAACTTCTTGACCATTGTCATATTTGTCTAGTTGCTTATATAACATAGCTGCCATTTTAGCAGTTCTATAAACATCGCTTTTAAGCATATGTGGTTCATTATCTTGATGGCCTACATCTATATCTTCTTTCATTGATTTTTGTTTTTTCATTATACCTGCTGCTAATCTATATAGTTCAGGATCGTCTTTACTATATTTTCCTGTTTTTTTTAATGCTTTAACGATTCTTTCTTCTTTACCCTTTATGTCACGTTCATCTAATTCATCACCAAAGTCAAATTCTTCTTCATCTGGGATGTCTTCTGAGTCTGGGTCTATTTCCCATACTGGGTCTTGATCTACTTCTTCTAGATCTAGTAGATCTTCAAGTCCATATCCGTCACCATCATATTCAAAATAAGCACTAAATTTAAACCAAGCCCCAGGTAGTTTATCTGTAGACATATATGCATCTCCTGCTGCTGATGATTCTCCTGGTTCTCTTTCTATATTGTTTGTATCAGTAGGTCCATCTAGTTTATATGAATGTCCTTTATATGTTACAATAGGAGTAAGTCCATCCATTTCTCCATTCCATTTTGCTTCTTCAGGTTTAAAAAATCTCATCTCCTGTTTAGTAAAACTAGGAGCATTATCATTTTCTAATAATACCGAATTACGAGTTAACTTATGTTCGGTTAAGAAGTTATGTAGGTTAAAATCACTCATTAATATAATTTATTATAAATATTAACTATAATCCAGCTAATCCAGTATCGTCTTTTCTAAGGTCGTCTTTAATGTCACGCATTGTATCAGCTGCCCATTTCTTTTGTTGTGATGTTAATATGTTGTTAACAGCGTTTTCAATAAATGGAACAAATTCTTCTTCTGATAGTTTATATATTTCTGAAAATAATAGCTCTCTAACTCGAGGATCATTTATATTTCCATCATTGTATATATCTGATATAGCATCGTAAATAAACTTTCCAAAACGCAAATCATTAGGTTCATTGGATAATTTATCCACAGTATTAACGATTGCTTGATTTTTTTCTTTATCCGCTCCAAACCCTTCTGTACCCACAATTTCATATAATCCTTTTACTATTTCATGTACTAACATAGGAAAGCAAATAGCTCTAGCTTTGATAACGAATTGTTCTTCGTCTTCATCATAAACCATTTCACTTTCTCCACCCGGCATATTTTGTTGTTGTGCAATCATAGCTAATAACATAGCGATTGCATTTTCGTCATCGTAAATACCAAACGATAATTTTAATATTTCATTATATTTTGCTACTAATTCTTCATCAAAAGCATCTAAATAATCTCTAAACAATAAGAATGCAAATGAACCTCTAATAGAAGCACCTTGTGTAATACCATTTATAATACGACGTTTAGCTTGTTCAGCTTCCGGTGGTGTATCTTCTACAGGTACTTCATCTGATTCTTCAGGAATCTTAAGATCCCCCATAGTTACTATTTTAGCATCTATTTTTATATTAGCATAATCAATAATAGGGTATGCTTTTGTTACAATATCAGCAGCAAGTAATTCTAAATGATCACGATATCCATTTTCAGCCTCTATGATTTCAGGAACTAATTCAGCAGAACGTTGTACTACTTGTTGAAGATTTTTAGTACCAAGTGTGTCACGTAAAGATTCACCTGACTTGCCTTTAAGCAAAGCCATAGTTTCAGGTTTAAATATCTTTTCGTATTCTATCTCTAACAGTCTAGCCATTATTTTTTAGATTTATATCGTGCTACAATTCGTTTTACCATTTCTTGTTCAGTCTCATTCATCGCTTTTGGTTTTGGATCAACATTTGGATTTCCAATGCGACGACGTTTTTTCTCTTCTTCAGTACCTTTATCAGGGATAGTTTCTGTCTCACCAGGTCTAGTTTCTCTTGAAGGAGCTGGTTGGTTTTCAGATAAGCGTTTTTTAAGTGCTTCTCTTATATAGTTTTTTAAATCTTCTTTAGTCATTTTATTATCTGTTGTTTGTTTATTTTGTCTACGTCGTTCTAATTCAGCTTTTACTCTTGCAATTCCCTCTTCGTTACCTTCAAACCTAGATGAATTAATTATCATATCAGTAAGTGCATCGTTTGAATAATCTTTAAAACTTTCTTCTGTGCTATATGCTTCTTCCATTGTTGGGTTGTTTTTTAATTGTTTAATTTCATCAATCATGTGAGGGTTTTCTTGTAAATGTAATTTAAACATAGACGTTCTCAAACCTTCTGCTAAATCTCTGTTTTGTAAAAATGTCATTAATTCACGTGGTGAATTTAAAGAATAAGATCTATTACCAATTACAACATAATTTCTATTTCCTGGTTGGATATTAATAGATGCTATTGTTGTTGGTTCAGGAGTATTTAGTCTAATGAAATATATTTTGCTTTGTCCTACACTAAAAACACTAGTTACTTGACCTGCTCTTCCTAATTGATTATCTCTAGCAGATGCTCCTCTATCCCCTATTCTAGGTACTTGTACAGCATCATCAACATTTAATCTTCTAAAATCACTTCTAGGTAAACCACCAAATCCAATTCTTAAACCTCTATCATCAAATTGAGTTGATATACTAACATCACCTCTTTGTCTTGGTTGTGCTTCACGAGGTGTATTTGCGACACCTGCTGGTCTTCCTCTTCTACGTTCTCCTGGAGCTCCAGCTGGTGGTGCTTGAGGTGCATTGTCTCGAGGGACACGTACTACTGCTCCTGGTTCAGCTTCAGCTTCCGGTTCTGCTTCTGGTTCTGCTTGTTGGGTTCTTAATAAACGTCTAGCGGCAGTAGCATTAATATTTGCTTTAATTAATTTACCTGAAGTATCAGATAATTTTTTACTATTAGCTGGGTTTTGGGTATTAATTAGATATACAGTACCATTATATTCTGCAGGACGATATATATTTGTGTCTTGTAAAGGTAAATTTGGGTCTGTTAATATTGATCTTTTAAGATCAGTTGGCATTCCATATGATGAAAGAGCATTAATTAAACCGTCATCTGTAAATGTTTGATTTAATCCTCTTAAATAAGCAAAATAAGCATCTACCATTGCTGGAGTAAAGCGTTCATTAGTAGATGCATCTCTCCAGTCGCTTCTTTTTCCGTATACTGTTTTAGCATAAAATGGACTTTCTCCTCGAAAATTAGGAAGAGCAATAGCTGTAAATATTAGTGGGTTTTCTTCATCCGTTGTTAATATACCTACTGGGGAGTTAGAATAGTCTGCATTGCTAATTGTTCTTTTTTCATTTGAAGTTGATTTTAAAATGGAAGTTAAACCTACTCTATCTATTTGAGAAGGTATATTTTCTCGAGAATTAAATAATTTTAATACATTTTCTTGAAAAGCTTCATTATCACCTTGTTCATCAAATACAGCTTGTACTTCTTCACTATCAAATGGTATTTGATTTATTTTACCATTTTCTATTTTATATGAAGCAAATGAATTTGAATCTACAATGATTTGTCCATTATCTGTATCTTTAACTACAATAGCAGAATCCGGATCATTTTTAGCTGCTTCTAGGGTTTGGTCTAAAAGTGTTTGATCAATTACTTCATCAGAAACTAATTTAGCTAAATCTCTAAATGGTATTTTATCTAGTTCAGGATAATCTGTAAGATATTTTGATGTTCTTTTATTTAATTTAATGCTAGGATAATCATCTTCAGCAGTATAGATACCTACAGTAATATTATCTCCTAAATCTAATTTAACAATAGCGTTACCATCTTTAGTAACGTATATTCTTTCATTATTAGTTAAATCCCATTTATCTAATGTAGTTAATAATTTTTTAACATCAAACGGAAAAGTTTCAGATTTAAGATTAGATAACTTTACTTTATCTCTCATATTAGCTATGATTGATCTTCTATCATTATTTGAAAAAGAATCTAAATGTTTTAATAATTCTTCAGTTTCAATTATCCCAGGAGTAATAGCAATAAATTCAGCTAATTGAGGAAATTTAGATAAATATTTAGATAAAAATTCATCATTAGAAACATCATCAAACAATTTTTTTTCTTTTCTAACTACTAAATATTGTTGTTTAACATTAAATGGTAATTTAACCCATTCTCTAATACCAATAGGTTTATTTTTATATTGTTGAGTTAGTTTTTCTCCTGTGTTTAATGGTATGTATTTAAGTACTTGTTGTACATTTGGAATTTCACGTAACCAAGGGACTTCTCTCTCTAATTGAGAAAAACTCATTGGTTGAGATTCATGAGGAGAATTTTGACGATTTGTATAAACGTATCTTTGGTTTTCCGATGTTGTTTTAGGGTCTCTAACTTGAATAGCAACAAAGCTTAAAGCATCATCACTTGATAAATTATTATTTTGAGCTAAATAAAATGTTGGATATGATCTATCAGCGCTATATCTATATGTAGCATATGAACCTTTAGTAATACACCATCTTTCACCACGCCCATAAGTAATACAATTGTCTTCCTTAGAACCATTATAAACAACAATAGTATTATCATCATTATGATAAACCACATCAGGAGTAATATCAGCTGATTCGGGTGCTTCAGCACCTTGAGAAGCGGTAACTAATTTAATTAATTGAGATAATGAATACTTAAATAAATCCTTCTCCGTGATTTTAGGAGAATTTTTCATAGTATCAAAACGTTCAATATATGTTTTTAATTGTTCGTCATTAATTTCAATGTTTAAATCGTCAGCTTCCTCTTTAAACTTATCCATTAATTTAGTCATAACAGAAGGAGCATAAGCTTCATTCAGATTATTTTTCCAATTATGAATAACGTGTAATATAAATTTATCTATTGGTCTCATTAAGATATGTTATTGTGCTGGTAGATTAATTCCGTATGCTTTAGCGGCGTCTACTAAATCTTTTCTAGCTTGGTCAATTTCAAAGTTACTTCTGTTATTTTTTTTCATGTTTTTATAAGCATTTAACTTATACATGTATTTGTCTCTAAGAACCTCTTCATCCTCAGTATCACCCATAAGTTCTTTACGGATCATATTTTTAAGTCTTTCGGTAATAGATAAATTATTTTCGTTTATATTTGATGGAGGACCGTCTTGAACTAATTTTAAACGATTAGCTATATGTTGTTTAAAAACATCTAACTCGTGAGCTGATAGTTGCTTAAATAATCCTGAGTTGAGTTTATCAACTAGTTTATTTGCTGTTACTTCTCCGCTTAATTTTTTTTTATTTATATCTTCCATTATGGTAATTTATTGATTTTAACGCGTAAATTTCCATTACCTTTGATTACTCGATGATAGTGGTGTCTTAGTATAAATATTGGTTTATCTAGCGATGTGGGTAATTCATTATCAAGTTGTACTTGCCAATCTGTATCGTGAAGTGCTTCAACTAATCTATCTTCATTGTCACGATGCCACATAAAATCAATGATATCTGTTTTATCACTAAATTCGCGAATTATGTGTTTATCTGTAGTTTCTAGATTTACGTATGGATCTATCATAGCCCTAATTTTTTTAATTGTTTAAGAGTATCGGGTGTGTTTTTATATAATATTCCTATTCCACCAGCATTATTCCAATTATCAATTGTTTCTGGTTTGTCGTCTATTAGTATTTTATTTTTACTAGAATAATGGTGTTTTTCTTTAGCTCGTTTAAATATAACGTCTTGATCGAATCCTATTTCTTGATCAATCCACCCACGTTTTCCTTCCTCAGAACTTTTTTCACGTGAAGGAGCAGATAATATTATTGGGTTATATTGTTTAATGTAATTCCAAAGTGTTTTACCTCCAGACATCCAATCTAAATTTAACCAAAAATTAGAACCAGCATCAGATATGGGTTTCCAAAATTTAGCATCTCCTTTAGCATGTTTTCCTCCTAAATCAACACCAGTTAATTCTTTATAACCTTTATCAAAGTCAGCTAAAACACCATCCATATCGCAGTATATTTGATATTGGGGTGCTTTAATTTCATTTAATAAATCTATTAATTTAATCATTTATATTTGTCTGTAACTTCTGTGTTTTTATATGGTTTTGTTATCTGTAATTGGACCTCCAACAACCCAAGCATCACAAGTTCTAGCGGCAGCGCATTTGAATTTTAAAAATCTACAGTACCCTAATTTACCAGCTTCAATAACATCAAATGGATCTTCTGATCCTCCATCAGTTCCAATTCCTTTAGCAATACAATCTAATGTTTTTTCTGTAATATCAAAAGCAGCACAGTTACCACATAGAGATTGTTTAGCTTCATCTACATTATCTAATTGCCACATTTGTGCCTTTCTATCCCAAAATTTATCATTAGGTAAATTTGGATTTAAAGGACCATATCCTTGGTTTTCAATAGCACTTTGTCTATTTTTTAAATTAAGATTAATATCTTGAGTTGATTCAGGACATTTACCTTCAATTTCTTTTAATATATCAGTTAATCTTATCATTTTTTAAATTTTACTTTTGCTTTATCTGTATTAGGTACAAACTGTTTATTAGATGCTGTTTTTTTACGAGATGTAGCAGCGCGTTCTGCTTTAGTTAAACTATTTGCTTTAGCACGAGGTAAACAACGAGTTGTTTTATTACCCTTTTTCATTGTACCACAAGGACCAGTTATATTACCTGCTGTATCAATACGAACCCAATCTTCTTTTGTAAACCAATCATGAAGTGATTCATCTAAATCATCTTCTTTCATTAATCCTTTACATACTTTAACAGCACGTCCAGATAAATAAGCAGATGGTTTCTCACCAGCATTTATTCGGCGATCATAGTAAGCTTTACCCTTTGGACATAGCTTTTTTTCTAGTAAAATATCTTGTAGTATTTCTAAAAGTTTTATCATTACCAATATCCTGAAAAGGTTGTTTTAAATCCTAATATTTTAGCGTAGCGGGGTAAACGACAGGACCAATATGATGCTTTAGTTCTATCTTTTTTATTTTTACAATCGTGACGAGCAGCAAATGCTTGACGTGCTTTTGGGTTGTTTAGTTTTGCTGAGAGTCCTGTTGTATCACCGAATGATACTTTTTTAACTTTATCTCCGTCTTTAACATAAACATAGAATTTTTTAGATCCACCACGCTTTGGTTTACCTATTTCTACTTTTTTACCCTTAAATTCAGCCTCGTTAATTAATTCATCAAGTGATATAGGATAATCAAGTGGTACTTTAACACCATTATAATCACCATATTCACCAATATTTGATTCAAGTAACTCCGCATCGTCTTCAACAACAGAAAGAGCACCTATGTTATATAGTTCTCTAGCTTCTCTAAATAAGGCAAAATAATTTGATGATAAAGGGCGGTATATGTTATGAATCAACATTTGTCCTTCTTGTACATGATACCGCAATCCTTCAGAAAGTAAAATATCGTTTTTACCTTCGTTAAGCATTACTTTAGGACCATTACAGTTACAATCTTCGTTAAGCATAAAATAATGTAATTAATTAAGTATAAATATTAACTTTCCGTTATATCTTTTATTTTTTGTAATTTATCTAATATAAATTGTTTTACTTCAGTCCTATCAATACCATTACCTGACCAATTTTGGATAGTGCCATCTTCCATAGCATATGATTCGTTTATCATATCATCTAAAAATTGATCTAATCCAGATTCTATATTAGTAGCTGTATATCGAGCGTTATTTAAAATCATATTACGCTCATATTCTTCATATTCGCCTTTCATTTTTAAATCACTTTCCATATCAGTAACACAATGTAAACACATTTGATGAATACCATACATTTTAATGTCTAAACGATGATTCATAGATTTAGAACATTTAGGACAAAGTAAAGGTGTAGCCGCAGATTCTACTTTTCTAACATTACGTTTAATACCGTTTTTAAGAGTCCATGTACGTCCGTTTTCTTCCCACACATCTCCTTCTTCATGTAGTTCTTCTATTTTAGTATAACCAACAGACGTTACTGTTTTATCGCCTGTTTTTTTAGTTATTATATTTCGCATACGCTGTAAATCGCGTTCGCTAAATTGTTTTTTTAATTGTGTTTCTTTCATAACTGGGGTTTGTTGTATATTGCGATTATATTTTCACCCTCACTAGTTTTTGCTTCAAATGAGTATTTAGAGGGTAAGGAATTTTTCATATATGCTGAGACTAGATTAAATCTTCGTTTATCTATTGGCACAATATAAATCATGTAAAAATTGGGATTACGTTTCATAAAGTCTAATGTAATTTTCATTACAGTAGCATTAATTTGTAATGGTTTTCCTTCTTGGGTATCCTCATACTGGGCGCCTAAAGGTTTATTTGTAGTAAGATATACTCTCTCGTATGTGCTTTCACCATCAGGAATAAATTTTACTTTATATTCGTTTAATTTAATTTTTTTTTCTTCGTCTTTATATGTACTAAAAGTATATTCATTATTTTTACCCCCAATGTATGTAATTCTATCATCAGGTAACGCCTTACTTAAATCATCTCCTAATTCAGTAATTAAATGCTCAAATAAACTAGGTTTTTCTTGAGCAAAATTACGCATAATAATAGCTGCTCTAGAATTTGCTTCATTTTCAATATCACTACCCGTTTTACCGTCACCGGGATTTAAACGCCCAGTAACATCTTGTTTGTAATGAACTAATTCATGAGCTAGTGTTCTAAATATATCAGCAGGGTGTCGTTTGGCTATTACTATTTCAATAGATTGATCTCCAGTAGAATAACCGCCCCAAGATTTTCTTGAGACGGCATCTTCTGATTTGTTTGATAATTTTATATTAGGTAAAGAATCTAATTTAAGTTCTTTCATAACATGTCTCATGAACTCTTTAACTAATTCTTTATTTAATGAAGATTTATTTTCCATTTAGTGTGTAGTAATTGCTACATATAAATATCTACGGAACTATTCTATCTTACAAGTCGTTGGTAATGTTTCAGTTACCGGCTTTGCGTCAGGATTTTCTAATTTGTAAATATCATATATCTTAAGAAACATTTCAAAATTTCTATCAATTTCATCTACTTCTTTTAATTGCCACCCCTTACCTTGAACTTTTTTACCGCTTTTATCTTCACCACGAGTAGCTGCTTTTAACCATAAAATACCTGTTCGTTCAATTTTCTCATCGTGAGTTTCGTTCCACGCTTTAGCGTATGATGCTAATTGTAAGTCCATAGACGTATGTAATGAATTAGATGTTTTATTATCTAATAACCATAGTTGTCCGTTCAAACGACAAACAATATCTGTTGTACCTGCGTATTCATGTTCATCTGAAAATAAATGGTATTCTGTTACTACTAATTCTGGCTTGTGTATGTTCCAAAAGTTAGCGAATTTTAAAATCATTTTCCAAACATCAAGAGAATATTTAGCATTACCCCATTCATCTAACCAATTAATTTCGGCACCATTTAAAAAATCATCAATTGCGTTGTGTACTTGAGTACCTTCGGCTGCTGCTTTAGAGGCAATAATATCTGAATTGTGTCCTACGTCCTTTAACCAAGCATGAAAGAATTGGTTTTTAGGGAAATAATTAAGGATGCTGGATACAGAAGGGTAATATTTGTCATTACGTCGGTAAAAACGTTGGTCTAAAACGTTAATTTGTTTGTTATCGGCACTGTATTCTACAATACGTTTGATCTTAGGATCTTTAATAACATTGGCATTTTTGTCTATCATATTAATTCTATTTTTTTACTAATTAAGGCGGAGAATGTAAGTGGCTGGGTTTGTTCAATAATATCTAAAAAATGGGTGAAACCGATTTCATTAGCGTCTTTACCGTCTAATTCTACTAGGTAAACTTCTTTACCATATGATAATAATTTTTCACAATGTTTGATTGCATCTTTTAAAGCATCATTATCTAGGGCAATATATACTTTTTGTACTTGGGAACCAACAATCTTCTTCATTAATTCCTCTGATATGGTCTTGCCAAATAATGGTATAACGTTACGTTTAATAGTTAAAGCATCAAATATACCTTCAACCAAAATAAGTGGAACATTCCAATTTATATAATACTCCCAGCCAATAATATTTCTACCAGCGGGTGGATTTTTATATTTTTGAGGTTCATCAGAACGATAGGTTCTAGTGCTAAAATAATTTAGGGTACCATGTTCATCGTAAGAAGGAACAACAACACGATGGGCGAAATTGCCGCTAGCGCAAAACCCAATATTATACTTTAAAACATCATTCTCCGTGATACCACGTTGTTTTAAAAATTTGATTGCGTGTTTAGCTTCAATAGCAGACATTCCGTCCATTTGAGCGGCGAGCGAAAGAGAAATAAATTCCTTAGGTAACGAGAGGGCATTAATAACAATTTCTTGCTTAGTACCCGGTTTAATTAAGGAATATAGTTCTTGGATTTTATGTTGTGGTGCCTTTAATTTTTTAAACAAGGAAGACACGGTTTTACCCTTTTCATCACACGACCAACAATGCCAAGGATTTTCCTTTTTATCATTAGTGCGTACTTGTAGTTCTAATTTCGGTTTAGAGTGATGGCAAAACGGACAACTAAATGCGGCGTTGTTGCGAGCGGTAGACCGTCCCTTTCCTAATACCGATTCTATCAACGTTAATAACATTTTCTCCCTTATTCCCTCTTCTCTTATTTCCATTTTTTACTGTTTTACAAACCTGTAGGGTAAAGGTAATGGAAATTTCTGCGGGAGCCAAGCAATATTAAATAAAATCTCGACGAAAGAATTTAGCTAGTATGTTGTCATTATATGAATTAGCACCTAATAAACAATCGCTTGTGCATTGGTAGTGTACTTCAAAGTAAGTAAGTTGTTTTTTGGTTTTACATAAACGTAAAATAAGGCATTCAAAATGTTCTGATCCTAATTCTTTAACGTCTTGGATTAGTTCTTTATTTGAACCCCAATAATCTTTCCAATTACTTTCTTTAATAACTAATTTAGTTGAGGGTTTTTTACCACGAGCTGTGGGTAGTGCGGCTAATTCTTTCTTACCTAATTTAACATTAGTATTATGGAAGAATGATTTCTTTCCAATATAGAATTTTCCATTTGTCAGGTTTGTAATTTTATAAACAAAGCCTGTGTAGTCTTCGGGGTTATAAGTATCCCCGCATATCCATTTATTCATAACAATTTATTTTATTTTATATATCAAAGGACACATATTTTTTAGTGTCTGGGTTGTATTTGTAGAATTTAAAATTTTTAATATCTCTAAATTCAGGTTTTAATATTCCTATATTAGCACTTTTTTTAAATGAAATTCTATTAGTTCTGTTTCCATTAGGTATTAATGGGTAATCTACGGTTTTCCAATTATTAGATTCAAAATCATCACCAGGAAAAGATTTAGTTGCTTTAAATGTTATAAGATAGGGTGTACCTTCGGTTCCAATATACAATTTTCCTCTATAAAAATTAGGAGAATTTTGATTTTGCTTATTAGCAGACAACCCAGAATTGATTTCATATGAAAAGTCACTAGCATCTTCATTAATACCCCAAAATGCTTTAGCTTTTCTAATTGCTTCAATAGTTTCAGGTCGATTAGTTACATGAGTCCAAGTGTTAGAATCATCACGGTAAACTTCTCCTGCTATTTCGTTTAATAAATCTACTAGTTTAATCATCTTATTTATCGTATCTAATTACAAACGTCATGTCTGTGTTTTGTGATAGTGGTAATGGTTGCCCTAATTTAGCTACTGCTAATAAGGTATTTTCTTCATTATATAAACCTATAGTTGTAACATAAGGTTCAAAATATGATGCTGTTGCAAAATCTTTTACTTCTGGTAGTGGTGTATTTAATGATTGAGACATAAAATTACTACCTGATTGTAAATTATTCTTTAATAATGTTGGATTGTACGAAAGATTAAATTCATTCTCCTTAACATGACAAATCACATTTTGTTGATAAATAGTTACTTCGTTTTGGAAGGATATATTAAAACTTGGTGGCGGTGAAAATGACATATATTATAAGATTAAATTCCTAAACATCCAAGATATGTAATATTTGTTATATATCCATTATCATCGATTTGACAAGCAGAAGGTAGACTTAAAAACCATGCTCCCATTGCATACCATTGATCCCCCCCAACAAGTGGATTATAATTTCCAAAACCATCTAATCGATAAATTCTAGCCCCTACAACAATACCAGGAGGATTTACAGTATAAATCCAACCTCCATTAAACCCAAGTGTATTAAATGTTACACAAGCTTGATAAGCCGCTGAGTCTCCTAATGTTGTTCCAAATGATGAATAATTAGGAGGAGCACTAGCAGATGGTGTTCTTGTTATAGAAGGTGTTGGTGTTGGTGAATTTGATATGTTTGATGTTCTAGATGGTGTAATCGTTACTGTTGGTGTTCTTGTTATTGATGGTGGTGGTGTAAAACTAGGAGTAACAGATGGTGTTAATGTTATTGATGGTGTTATTGATGGTGATACCGTTATTGATGGTGTTCTAGTTGGTGTAATTGATATTGATGGTGTAATAGAAGGTGATACTGAAGGGAATGGAATATTATTATCAGTAAAACAACCATAAGATACATCAAAAACATCTACAGATGATGATGGTATTCCATCGGGAAAGGTTACTGTAAAACCATTAACTAATTCGTATTTTGGTATATTGGAAGCATATAGATTTAATCCACTGCTTCCTGATAAGTAAATATCAAAGGGACCATTAGAATTTCCTTGAGTGTAATATATTATATATGTTGGCATATTTTAATTATAAATATTATTTATTAAGTACATGTTTGACAAGTTCCAAAAGCACTACCATTCCAGAATCTAACATCAGCACCCGAACCACCACCAAGAGTAGCTATCCAAATAGAGCTAGCAACCCCCAAACAACTGACTCCATTACTATTTAGTAAAGTCATTCCTCCACTACATAAAAAATCTCCATCTAATAAACCAAAATCAGCAAAGTCTGCAAATTCTGAGCAAGCCCCAGTTTTAGTTACACCAAAGTTAAATGTAATAATTTCACATGCTGGCCCTGATGGAGATGGTGTTATACTAGGGGTTGGTGTGACAGTTTTTGTTGGTGTTGGTGTTGGTGATGGTGATGGTGATAAACATACAGTACAACTTGTTGTAAATGCTGACCCGTCCCAATATCGAACATCAAACCCATCTGAATACCACCCATCTTGAGGAGGAGTTAAGAAACAAATAACTCCATCACTATCTCTTAATGAAGTAGCAGTACATAAATCAATACCACCAACAAAACAAACAAGTGCTGCTCCCCCAGTTCCAGAACAAGCTTGGTTACTGGTTTCTCCTATATTTAGTGAGGTTGGAGAGGATATAGTAGTTGTAGAAGGAGAAGGCGTTACACTAGGAGTAGCACTAATTGAAATTGTAGGCGTTACACTTGGAGTAGCACTGATTGTTATTGACGGTGTTATACTAGGAGTAGCACTAATTGAAATTGTTGGCGTTACTGTCGGTGTTATACTAATTGATATAGACGGAGTTATACTAATTGTAGGCGTTACACTAGGTGTTCTACTAATCGAAATAGTAGGTGTTATTGAAATTGATGGTGTTTGAGTCTTAGTTGGTGTTGGAGTTGGACTTGAGGAAACACACCAATTACCACAAAGCGTAGCGGTTTCAATTGAAATATTTCCACCTAAAGTATTTGCCCTTACACAATTAGATGTATAAGTTCCAGCAGCATAGAAATCACAAATATTATCTCCACTAATACAATCTGTATAACAAACATACCCATCTGAAAGTGCTTCAAATTCATATTCATAACAATTACAATCAACCGGTGGCGAAGAAGACGGAGTTACACTAGGTGTTCTACTAATTGATATTGTAGGCGTTACACTTGGTGTTTTAGATGGTGTTACACTAGGAGACACTGTTATAGATGGCGTTACACTTGGAGTAGCTGATTTTGTAGGTGTTGGTGATGGTGAAGGACATAAATTAACACTTGTACAAGCAGCACAATCAGCATATAATGTTCCTCCATCCCAAATAATAGTTGCTGGCCCTGGTGTTGGATCATCTCCTACACTATAACATTGACCAGTAGTGGTAACATACCACCCACCACCATAGGCTGCCGGTATAGATATTACTTGATACGATCCATCACAACATCCTTTAGCATCTCTAAATTCAAATGGTGTTGAAGGAGATGGTGTTGGTGTTACTGTTGGCGTTGCTGTTATTGATGGTGTAACTGTTGGTGTTATTGTTCTACTAGGTGTTAAGCTAGGAGTAACGGTAATTGATGGAGTTACTGTTATTGATGGTGTAACTGTTGGGCTAGGAGATAAACTAGGTGGATATGGGGGAGGAATTATAATTTTAATTTCAAATTCACAATCAGGATCAGTTACATTAACAGTAATACTAGCTGTGCTACTCATTAAGGGAGCACAATAAGAGCCTGTAGTAAAAAATGTATAAAATGTCTGATATGTTCCTATGCCTAGACCAGAGAAAGATAAAGACACGGAATTATTTGAACCCGTACTAAAGAAACTAGCATTACCTCCAAATATTTGAATTGAATTATTTACTAGTGTATTTCCTCGTAAATCATCATTTATTAATGGATAAAAAGAAAATGTAGCAGGATTTAGATAATCATTTCTTACTATAGTGTAAACATCATCATAAGCAACTGCCGGTAAAACAAATACATTCTGATAAGTTTGACTTGTAATAACAATAGTACCTTCAGGATAAAATATATTACCTACAAAAATAGGAGTAGGACCACTAAAATTATCATAAATATTTCCTTTACCATCATCATAAAAACTATATTGAGACGATGACATTTGAAATGAATATGGTAAAACCTTATTACCATAAGCATCCGGAGATATCTGAATTACCCTAATAGTTTCATTTGCTCCTGTAGGAAAATATGAAATAAAAGCAGGATCGTTATTAAAATTAAAAAACGAAGCCGATGGATGTTGACTGCTAGCAGATAAATAATGAATAGAAGAAGCCAAGGAAGCCGTATTTAGACTTCCTGAGTATTGATGATAAAATAACTGATTAATTTGTCTATAGGTTAACCTATCGTAATGTGTATTAGTCGAAGGCTCATTACCCGGATTAAAAGAATTAGTATAGTTAGTCCCATTATACACTGAAATATAAGGATCAGTAGATGGAATAGGACAGTAGTTAAAATTCCAAGTTTTATTGGCTATAACGGGTACTGTTATAACATCTGATGATTTTAACTGTTTGAATGATCCCATGTAGTAACATTATTATTTAGATTAATAGTCTAATTTTACTTTTATAAGGGCTTCTTTAGTAAAGTCTTTTACTAACGGTCTACTTAATTTAGCTACGGCTAACAATTCATTAGTATCATTATATAATCCAACAGTTGTTATAAACGTTTGTGGATTATTAATTAATGTAGTATAAATTAAATTACCATTAGCATCTATAATAGAAGGATTAGTGGTATAGTTAAAATCTTGATTTTTTACTCTTGTAAAGAAATAATGAGCAGATACATTTTCAGCTGATTGAAGAGCAAAATTAGCACTAGCGGACATTATTTGATAAAATCCTTGTTGAATGCTATTATTAGTCCCCGGAGAGGATACGGTTGGAGTAAAAGCTAAACCACCATCTGGTATTGATTTGCTTAATGCTGTTGGATTAAGAATAATAATATCACTGTCCGGATACATATAACCATAAATAGAGGCTGAATTAGCCGCCGTAGCCGCAGCCCCGGCACTACCTGAAATTAAAGTATAATATAAAGTACCAGCAGTTGTGTAGTTAGTTGTAGATGTTATTTGACTATTATCTGTTAAAACAATTGTTGCGGCACCATTTTTTAGATTTAATGTCATAGAACCCGGTTGAAGGTGTTCTTTATATCTATTTCTAGCAACATTTATAATATAAATATCATTTGGATTATCATTTCCAAAATCAAAACTTCCACTTTCTGTTCCTAACAATAATGTTCTATATTGTCCGTAAACAACTCTAGAAGTAGTTAAAGATGAACCATCCGGCATTATAGTAGTTGCAGCGGGGTTTATATAGGATGAACCACTACCATATTTGTTTCCATATTGAATGGCCATTTGAACCGATTCTGTAGTAGCATTTAGGGCTCCGGGATATGCACTATATACATTTATATAAAATGAGCTAGTAATTACACTAGAAGTATAAAAAGTAGTTAATGTGTTAAGGTCACCACTCCACATTGGTCTTACTACGGTTTCTGTACTTACTACTGAGTCTTCTGGGTTATATCTTACGAATGACATATATTATTATGAATTTGATTTTGTGATTGTTACTGGAATTGTAATTCTGGCTCCTGAATCTCTACCTAGTACTGTTAAAGTAGTTGTAATTTGATTTAAACCAGAACCAAATAATGTATTAATTGTAGTACCAGTTAATGTAAACGAAGTACCTATAATAGTTTGGCTTAATTGTGAACCTACTGTTGACGTAACACCTGTTGGTGTAGTTGTTGAGCCTGGGACGCCTGTTGCCGAGAATGTAGATAAGAATCTAACATCAGCAATTGTAATAGCGTACCCATTAGCTTCAAATGTACTAGTAGCACCTAAGTAATTTAATGTTTGAGGAGTAATGGTTAATGTAGCTCCTTGTTTTAATGAGATACTATTGTATCCAACATTAATTACAGGTAATTTAGCTGTACCTCTAGGTAAAGTTACTAATTTATAAATCATAATTTGCGTATCATCTGGGAATGCTTCCATTACAGGCATAGCTTCAATTGCTTGTCCGTAAAACGCAGATCCTGATGGTTGCGATGGATTATATAATGTATAATCCACTTCGTCGTCTGCCAAAGAGAATTGTGTAATTCTAAAAGAACCATCGTTTCTAGCTAGCAATTCTCTACCTTTAGCTGTTAAAACTGCATCAATTGTTACAGTATTGTTATTTAATATAGCCATTTATTAATTAATTATTTGTTTATAAATATTTGTGTTTTATGTCTTTTATACAATTACATTACTTCCAGCATCTAATAACTGTAATTTAACGTTTTTAGTAATGTTATCTATGTTATTCATTACATCTAAGGATATATTTTCGGGAATTATAAATCCATAAGATGTTTTTCCTGGTGGTTTTATTAGATTAATAAAAATACTAGTTTCATCAGGGACTCGTTTTAAAAATACTATTTTATAAAATGTATTACATGTTTTGTCTCTAAAATACCCATTTATATCTTCCTTTATTAATATATTAAGATTACCATTACCATCAATAGCTACTTGATCTATATTATATTCAAATAGAAAACCATTAGCTCCTTCAATTTGAATTAATATTTTATCATAAGATTCTAATTGAAAAGGATAAGCAATATAACCATATTCTTGATATAAGGTAGCATATGATGCTGAGTAGTTTGTAGCTAATGGATTGAAAAAATAATCTGGGGAATAAAAATTAGATAAATTCTGTCCTAAAACAAATGAATTATTGGGTTGATCTGTACAAATAGAAGCTGTTGCTACTTGAGCATTATTAGTAGGAGTAACTTTTAATACTCCGGGAGAATAACTAGTCCCAGAAAATACCCAAAAAGGAGTATATGCTGTACTTTCAATAAATGAACTTAACGATGCTGATTCTATTTTATTAGCCCCTGAGGATGTAGTTTGGCATAAAAATCTAAAAGATACAATATCTCCAACCCCAAATGTAGCAGATTGATTAGTATCAAGTAGCCAGTTATTTGTAAATCTTAATGTTGATGTTGGGTTTCCAGAACATAGAGATAAGTCTTTATATTTTTTACATGTTCTCCAATTATCATTTTGAAGAGGATTAAGATCATCAGCTATCCAAAAAGTACCCCAAAGTACAGCTTGGTAATCTCTATCAAAATATGCATTATATTTTCTATATATAGTATCTGAAGGGTTTACTAGAAATGTACTATCAGGAGATTGTCCACAAGTTGCAGATATTCCACCATATTCATTTATAACATACTGGTTAAATATAGTAACAAACTCCCCAGTATCTACAATGTAAGAATTTTGAGAGGATGCCAGCCAGTTTTGATTGCCTAATAATCCATTCCATACTCCCGGCTCTATTTTAACTGATAATTCAGTAGAAATTTGTTTAGAAAATGTTTGATTTATTGAACTACTCAACCAGATTTCCATACTACCTGTAAAAATAGCCCCAACATCTCCAGTTACAGTTACTTCAAAATCATGTGAAAAATCATAAACTCCAGTACTTGGAACTATATAATATGAAGAAGTAACTCTTAATCCATTATCATCAACAACACCAGGCCCAGAACCTGTAAAGAATGAATCACCAAAATAACTTGTAGGGAAATTAACTTGAGAAAATAGTGAAATTGGTTGGGCTCCTGGTGAACCTGTTATATTAAACATATTCCATACTTCATATGACCCCCCATTACTAGCAGAAGTATAATTTGCAGCAGGAATAAAGTTACCTCCTGAGGGATGATTATTAAAGAAATTAGTACCTAATACTCCTAATTGGCCTGTTGGATTATAAAAAGGTATAAATTGAGATGCAGTTGGTGCAGAAGCACCAAAAAAATATAGTACTGGGTAGTAAGCATACCCGCTTTCATGGATTACTCTATTACCATTAGTAGCATATTGATTTGAATATTGTTGTGTATTAAATAAAGATACATTTAATGTTTCCCCAGTTTCAAATGTATTTTGAACCTCACACCAGTTTCTATTACGTTGATTCAATTCAGTAAGTTTTCCGTCTTCATCAACTAAATATTTTAAAGTAACATTACTTTTATAAGGCAATACACTATCTACAACCTCAGTAAATAAACCAAGTTTTTTAGTATTATAATTTATTACTGGGGTAAGACCATATGATCGGTCTCCCTCAGTCCATGTATTATAAATAGTGCTATAAAGTTGTACACCATTATATCTTGAATTAACATATGATGTATCACTTAAATATGAATCTTGAAGTTGAACAGCTCCTGTTATTGAATAAGAAGTAAATGCTCTTCCTAAAGAATCTGTAGATAATATAGGAATTAATTTTTTTCTATATTTAGAAGTTAAACTTACAAATTCATTATTTTGTAAGGCATTAAAATCTGAATTAATAAAGAAATTTTCGTATGCTGGTGCTGTAGTGTCTAAAATAAAATCTGTATTACCATTAACAAATCCTGGTGGGATATATCCAACTGTATTGTTTACTAAATATGGGTTTCTGTTTAATTCTTCAAATTGAGCATAAGTGTCAATAAATGATCCTGTAATATTACCATTGTAGTAAGGTTCTTTATCTCCTGCTAAATAAAAATAGTAAGGATCATAAACGGGTATTAAAGCAGCCCCTGTAACTTCACCTTCCAAATCAGGATAAGCAGTAAATATAGGCTTAGCTTCCGGTACCTTAGGACGTTCTAACACAGGTGACTTAATAGATACCCCAGTCCAAGTATTACCTCTAGCCGGAGTAAAATCTTTGACCATTTTAAATAATGAATTATCAAAGAATTGAATTAATCTAATAAACCCAGCATAATCAAATCCTTCATTTGGGTGTGTAAAGGTTTGCCCAAACCAATAATCTCGTTGAAATGATAGTGAAGGATAAGTATCTAAATAAAGCGCTTCTGGGTAGGCAATATAATCATCAATGACCCAATTAGGGTTTACTGCTGTGATAGAAGCAGATACTTCGCTATCAATTTGGGTTTGAGGAGAAAAAGATACATCAATAAAATGTAAATCTTGACTTTTAACTGCTCTAGATGATGTTGTAGTAGTTTCAAATCGTTTTATAGGAGATAATATACTTCCTGTAAGATTATTTGATCCTAATGATATTTTGTTTAGTGAATATCCTTTTAAATCTTGATAATCATTTGTTCCACCATATTCTTTAATAGGAAGAATTGAACCTGTAATACCAAATAATGTAATTAGTCCTTGTAAACCACCATGGGCACCTTTTCCTTTAAATAAATAAGGTAAATTATGATAAAGTCTTTTATAAGTATCTAATACTAATTCTTTTTTAGGAATATTATTTAAGAAACTACTCGATGGTGAATAATTTCCATCATAACAAGGACCTAAATCTGTTACTGTTATACCTGCGGTTAAAGGAGAATAACTTCCCGATATAGCACAGGCTTGTACACTTGCAAATAAACCAGAAATATTTGCGCTTCCTAAAGTATTATTACAATTAATCCAAGTTTGAGTTAAAGGAGAACTAGTAATATTAGTAAATTCGTAAGTACGACAATTTGGAGCAAATTCAACACTACCACTATACCCACCAACATTATAATCCAATACACTTTGGTCACCCTGAGAATTATATAATTTCATCCCAAATGATCTCAACCAATCATATACTAAATCTTGAGATATACCTTCGTTTAAATTATTATTATTATCCCATACATCAGTTACTTTATCGATGTAAACCCAAATGTTATCGAAATATTGGCCTATCATATTAACAAAAACAATATAAGGTAAATAATTACCTGGGTCATCTAGGATATAGGAAGGTATAGTATTAATTAATATGTCTTTATTTTCTATATCATAATTACTTGCTACTTCAATGGCATCTTGATACCAATTTGTAACAGTAACAGATGATGATGGATATAAAATATATGGTTGAACAAGATTTGATTTAGGATAAGGAGCTATATTATATGTTAAATATGAACCCGTATCTAAAGTATATTGTATAATAGAAGAGGTTAATGAACTAGAATTAAAATATAAATAAGATTCAAACCCATCAAAATTCGCAATAGTTGTGTTTAAACTAGAACTTGCTTTATTTATTTGGTTTATTAAAGAAGCATTACTTGATGTTAAAGGAGAAAAAGTAGTAATTTCATATTGATACCCTTCAATCTCCCCAATCTTATACATAAAATTATTTATTCTACTTACAGCTGAGCTATAATGAATAAAATCGTTTAATAAACTATAATCTATATTTATGTTTATTTCTTGATTGGTAAGTGAGTTTAAAGTTGCGTATATTGACATATTTTATTTTATTTTCAAATGAACAATTTCCTAATTAATATTAAAGACATACACCAACACTACCATTTATTGTACCTACTGGAGTAATCCTTTGATTTGTTGTCAATGTATTGGTTAAGTCATCACAAAAAAGAGCATAATAATCACCATCACCAGTAAAAGTTATTGTACCTGCTGGATTTGTATAAATTTCTGAGGTAGTTGTTGCAGTAGTATTTCCTCCATCAATAGTAGTATTAGTGACATAAACTGTGTTTGAAATAGGAAGACTACAGGCATTAGACTCATCTGAAAGATTTGATATTAAAAATTCTTTCAACAATATTGCTGGTGGTTCAGAAGAAGACGGTGTTATACTAGGAGTAACACTTACTGTTATTGTAGGTGTTATACTAGGAGTAGACGAAATCGATATTGATGGTGTTACACTTGGTGTTGCACTAATTGAAATTGTAGGCGTTATACTAGGAGTAGACGAAATCGATATTGATGGTGTTACACTTGGTGTTGCACTAATTGAAATTGTAGGCGTTATACTAGGAGTAGACGAAATCGATATTGATGGTGTTACACTTGGTGTTGCACTAATTGAAATTGTAGGCGTTACACTAGGAGTAGCACTGATTGTTATTGACGGTGTTACACTTGGAGTAGACGAAATCGATATTGACGGTGTTATACTAGGAGTAGACGAAATCGATATTGACGGTGTTATACTAGGAGTAGCACTTACTGAATTTCCTGGTGATGCACTAGGAGTAACACTTACTGAAATTGTTGGTGTTACACTAGGAGTAATAGTTACACTAGGAGTAACACTGACTGTTATAGATGGTGTTACACTAGGGGTAACAGTTACACTAGGAGTAATAGTTACACTAGGAGTAACACTTATTGATGGTGTTACTGGATAAGAAGGACCAGCAGATGGGTTAATTAATTGATTTAAATTGCTATATTGGGTAGGTACTACATCTTTAAATTCTAAATCAATATTAAAATTAGGTCCTTTTAAATAAGGTTGAGGTAAAGGAGTAATTACTTTACTTAAACTAAGGTCATAGATATAAGGATTAACTATCTCTTCTACAATCCAAAATTTATCTTTTAATGTAATATTAGATGGAAGTGCTTCGTATAATTTAAATAATAAACTTGCTTCTCCTAAAGCATTTACTTCACTTAATACATTAACTGCTACTACTTGGTTATTATTACCAAAATTAAGTATAACGTAATAATAATAAGGAACAGCCAATTGCTTATCAGCAAAATTACTAGCAACATCAATTAAAGCAATATCATCTAACTCAGTAGAGCCTACTCTTAATTCAGTTCGGTCTGATGATATTTGGGATATAAAGAGTTGGGAACTAAAAGGCTCTCCTGATACTTTTCTAAAGAAATTATATCTAGAGGTAACTTCACCGGATTCATATCCTAAATTTTCAATATCCTGGATTGGGTCTATTTCTAGTGTAGGGAGATAACTTTGGGAATAACCGTAATTTGAAGGTAATTTATATGAATTATAGTTATAATTTGAATTTAATACATTTCCTCCTAGATCAAATACAAAGTATTCAACATAGTCTTCTGGTTTCCCGAAGGTTTCTTGTTGTACAATAGGAAGAAGTAGTTGTTCATCCTGTAAATCATAACGATTTACTCGGCTTGTATCTAAAACTTGTCCTATTATTTTTATATTATCTGCCATTAACAGTTATTTGTTTATTATATGTTTAAATTATTTTGAGCTAATGTTGTAACAGTGTTTACTTCAGCTTCTAATAATTGTTGTCTTAAATCTGTTATTTCCTGTAGCAAAGCCTGTACTTCAGCTTCATCGGCTAATTGCACATTTAAATACTCAGCTTCTCTTAATAAAATTGCTCTATGCGAATTTATATCACCTTCATTAGGTATAATAGGAAATAATTCATCATATAATTCAAAAAAGGCATCTACTGTTGTCTCAGGAATAACAATTGGAGGAGAATTTAATTCACTAAATTGTGTATTAATCACTCTAGTAAATGTCCCCTTATTGTAAATTAAATTCTGAACCGGAATTATTTCAGCCATTATTTATTTATTTTAAAAATATAATCGTTATTATATATAACAGATGAACCATTACTAAATGTAGATTTAATCAATATTTTATAATATCTTTCGGGTTGAAACCCAGCAGTGTATAACGTAAAAAAGTTCCCTGCGGTATCACAACTTATTTTGGTATGTTCTTCACTAAAATTTACAACATATTCTTCTGTGTCTAAATCCTGTATAGCATAATAAGAAGATGAAGGTAAAGCACTATTTAGAGTAAATACCGATTGGGTTGTAAATTGACGAGGAGGATAAATAGGTCGTGCATTTACTCTGAATTGGCATACATCATTTACATTATAAAACCCTACATTATTACCTAAAGTAACGGCTACATTTTGATCTCCTAATACAGATAATGATCCCGTATTATAAACACTATCATCCCAACCAAATTCAAGTTGAGGAAGATATATAGTATGAGTGTCTTTAGAAAAAAATTTTAATGAATAAGAAGACGAAGCATTAAATTCATACAGGTCTTCAAATTTTAATAGGAATCCATTATTCTCTAAAAAACCAGGAGTATTAAATGTCTCTACAATATCAGTAACATTTATATTAGTATCTTTAGTAGTGTTTATTATAAACGATTGAGATCCAAAATATATATCCCACCAAACACCACCCCCAGGAGTATTAAAGTTAAAGGAAGCAGTAGTATCAGTAAAGAAACTAGAAGTAGGCCACGCATTACTGTTATCTCTATTATACCAATTACAATCTTGAGTATAAGGAGGATCATATAAATATCTTCCTGTTCCTGCTTGCCATGATTGTGAAGTTGCGTAGCAATATAAAGTATAATTATCTGGTAGGTTATATGCTTCTGCTATGAATAATTTTAAAGAGGCACTATACATTCCCGTAGGAGTAGATGGAGGAACAGGACCAACAACAGGGATAGTATTTGTATTAAAAATTAAAGCAGAAACTTCTAACATCTTATCAGAAGGAAATTGAATTAATGTTCTAGATACTTGAGTATCACTATTTAAAGTAGGAACAGTATTCTTTACTTCTAATATAGAATCCAATCCTGTATTAAGATCAGGAAATTCAGAATAGATAGTTGTGTCCTTTTCGGGAAATATTTTATAAACGGCCATTTATATTATTTATTTGCTATAAATATAGAGTTATTAAAAAGTTACAACTCTACCTTGTATGTCTAAATCAGGGTATCTTATTTCAAATGTAGCCGGATCTAAAGAAGGATATAAAACTCCACTTCTAAAAGCACCAGAAACATCATAACTATATGGAGAATAATTACCTCCGGATTTGTTCGTAAATTCAAGTTTTACTAATGATTGTACTCCTTTTATTTGTAATAATAGAGCATTAATATTTGATAGTATAATAGGTTGATTAATTTGCCATTTATCTATATCAAAATAGTTAACTAATGCAGTTATACAATCTGTTAATATTTGATTATTACTCAACCCAGGAATAACTGTTATATCAAAGTTTAAACCTAAATTAATATAATAGGCATCTTTAATAATAACCGCATCTGTAACCATTCTAAATGGTTCTAAATATTCTTTTAAGTTAGTTTTTAAATCCGTAGTTGCGTTAACTAATTTTTTATTATCATCATAAGCCAACACATACATTGATAACGCTAAAGGATTATTATCAATTAAAGGATCATTACCAGTATTAACAGATAATGCAGAAGCTTGCTCAACATACACTTTAGATATAGTACCAAAATCAGAAGGCATACTTAAAGCACGATTCATATAATCATCTTTACTTACAGCTCTTAATTGTGCCGAAAATGCATTTAGCGTGTTTAAACGTATTTCTTCTACTGTATCACCACTTCTACCACCTGTAGCAGGTATTGCGTTATTCACGAGTAAAGTCGCGAGAGACGCATTGGTATATGTTGGGTTAAGAGCAGTTATACCAGCATTAGAAGCAACTATAGTAATATCATTTGCTGTCACGTTAGCACCAACTCCACCACCTGAAAGATATTGAACTGTTAATGATATATTTGATGGCACCGTACCATATTGTTTAGTGTAAAATACAGCAGCTTGATTGTAGTTATTAATCAAATCAGAAGTATCAACAGAAGGAACCATTCCTAATTGAATTGCATCTGGGGTAGGAATAAGTACATTATCTGGGTCGTTTACATACATACCTGAACCAAATTGTAATTCTATAATATCATCCGTTCTAATTCTTGATACATATCTATTAGGAGTTTCTAATAAACTTAGCAAATAAGGTACTTGGTTAAGTGAAGGACCAGTATTAGTAGTTCTATTTATTATATTAGATTGAGCTAAATAAGGTACTTCATACCACTGACTAGCATCACTTCCTGTAACTTGAAGTACTTGAAGAAAGTTAGGATCATTTATTTCAACAGAATTAAATTTTACAGGAGCTCCAAATGAGAAAGTTGCAGTTTGTATAGTAGCAGAAATAGCTTTAACTGATTTTTTAAATAAGTAATTGTTACCATCATACAAACTAATACTTACCGAACCCGTGTCAGTAAAATCAACCTTTTTAGTAGTTATAAAGTTGGTTTGAGAAGAATTAGATTGTAAAGGAGTATTCTCAGGAATAATTAATGCGTAATCTAAATTAGGAGCACCATTTAAAATAGGAACTCTTTGATAAAAATCAACTGTAGTAACAGAAGCATATGATGCCTTAGGACGATATCCTAAAGAATAAGCCATATTCAATAAGTTTTCCTTTTCTTTAGCCGTTAATACAAAATTTTCTTGTATTTGGGTATCTGTATAAAATGACAAAACATCCCCAACATATGAAGACATTTCAATAAACATAGTACCAGGTGATGCTTCTGAAAAGTCAGTATATGTGTTCGGAAAGTAATTTTTAGCAAACTCAATAAGAGATGCTTTATATTGAAGAAAATTCTTATTTAGATAAGATATATTTTTGTTTTGAGCCATTATACTAGGTTAATTGTTATAATATCGGGTTGATTAGAAAGAAGTATTCTATAATTTATTGTTACTACTAAAGTATTATCATCGGCATATGGTACTATGTCAATAGAATCTATAGCAACTTCGGGCATATATTGTTCTC